ATCTAAATAATCAGACTTAAACTTAAAAGCTCTAATCGGTAAACTTAATAAACCATTTGGGTTTAGATCAGCAACTGTTGAAAGATCGACAATTTCTTCCTTAAAACGAGCGCTCGAAGCAGTACTTCGTCTTGTGCGTCCATCCGTGTCCATCCGCGTATTTGCTGCGTTAGCACTAGTAGATGCATCTTGATTATAAAAAGCATCTAGTGTATAAACATTTCCATTCATTACTACGCCAGTTGTACTAACTTGAACATACTTTGTAGAGCTAAAAGCAATACGAGCATCACCAGAAGATACATAAGCATTAGGATACGTTGTCACAGCAGGATCAAATGTTGAACCGTAGTGCATAACAATACCAGCTGTAGAAGCTGGACCAATATGTCCAACAGTTGAACTGGACTCTGTAAATGAAATTGAGTTTGTAGAAGCAGATACAGTTACTCGACGTGCTCCTGATGAAGTTCTAAGTGTAAAAGCAGTAAGTGTTCCTGCAGTTAATCGGTCAACTGTAATTGATCCTGCAGCAATTTCTGCTGCTGTAATTGTATCTGCGGCAATTTCAGCAGCGGTAATTGTTCCACCAGCAATTTGATCTGCAGTGATTGTGGCAACGGCTATATTACTTGCTGTGATTGTTCCTGCAGCAATTTTTGAACCTGTAATAGTTCCTGCAGTAATTTGAACTGCCGTAATTGAACCTGCAACAAGCACACTTGCATCTAATGATGCTGCTTGGATTCTGCCAGCGGCTAAATAACCACTTGAAATATTGCCAGCATTTATGTTTGAAACCGTAATGACTGATGCATCAATTGTTCCAGCAGTTAACTTATTTGCAGAAAGGTCGGCAATTGCGTTATTTCCTAATGAAAAAGCAGAGAATGCACCGCTAGTATAACGATAAAACTTATTATCATCATCTGTGTCAAACCAAAGATCTCCTTCAGTGAAAGGACCTGTAGTTGGCATAGTTGTTTGTCTGTAAATCTTATTTTTGCCATCTGCTGTAGTTTGCGCTGCTGTTGCTGCCGCTGCTGCTGCCGCTGCTGCCGCAACTGCTGCTGCTGCTCCGGCTTCTGCTGCTGCAATTCCAAGATCTTGCACCGACACCCAGGCTGTGCCTGTCCAGTAATATTGTTTGTTTCCATCATCAGTATCAAACCAAACATCACCTTCAGTTAAAGGATAAACTGATCCATCTGGAGCAGTTGCTTGGCGATATATGTGATTCTTACCATTAACAGATGCTTCAATAGAATTGATCTCAACTTGAAGTTCGTCAGTCTCTTCTGTAGTTGCTGCAACAATCGGAATAATTGAAGTTTGAGTCATTCCAGTTGAAGTAACTGTAATTGGTGTGATTGTGATTTGCGGACAAAGTGGCATTATTTCCCCTAAATCGTAATCGTGTACGGATCAACTACAGATGTGAAGTAACTAACTCTCCAATTATCTGCTGTTATTGAATGAGCTAATCCTTCTACAACACAATTGATTGTGATATTTCTACCATCATATGTAAGACGTTTGACTTGGACAAGATCATTTAACTCAGTTTCAAGCATATCTGTGGCAAGTGCTCCAATGCCAATTGCAGTAAAATCTATTTGTTCTGCTAATACAACAGCATCAGCATCTTTTCTAGCAGCATACAAAGCAAGATTTGCAGCACTTGTATCATTAAAAATAGGTGCATCAAGTTTCTTAGACTTAAGTCCATATGTAGAAACACTAGCAGTATATTTTGCAGTTTTCTGAGTCTTTTTTGGTCCTCTAAATACTATTGCCTCATTGTAAACATAATCAGTTCCTGGATTAGTAATGATACCGTCATAACCAACACTATTTGCATCGCCCTGATCACTGAATAGCAATCTAGTTGGCCGCGTAAACTTGTCAGATAGTGGAACAAGAGTTGCAGTTCCTGTGCGACTTACATAGAAACGTCCACCGACACAGTTTGCGCATTGTTCTAGCATTTCAAGACAACTCATATTTTGTTTTGTCTTTTGCATGACAGTTGTTCCTGTAAGACTGCGTCCACCAGTCCACTCAGCAAGATCAAGTGCTCTAGTTGCTCTAGTAGAAGCCGCTTCTTGATATTGACTTGTTGCTAATGCCGGTGCTATTGCTTTAGCGATCTGTGCAAGACCATCAACAAATGTTAATGAAACAGTAGGATAAATACCTTGGTTTACTTCATTGTTTTCTAAATAACCTGTATAAATAGTTGTTGCATTGCCTTGGATCTTTACTTGCATACCAGCAATTAAAATGCCATACCATGGACTTGATGTGTTGCTTGGATCAAACGCTCCAGATTGATTATTAAGAACTACATCAGCAGTTCCTGATTCCAGGAAATCATTTTGATATTGACGACCTCGACGGATCTCAACAGATAACAACAGATCCGCGCTAACTGCTGTATAAGCACCACCATTGCTAAAAGAAACCGTAAGCGTAGGTGCATTAGTTGGCATTATAGTACCGCAAACTGACTGCCGGTTCGGCGTCGCATAAGAGTTGCAAGTCCATTTTTAATGCCATTAACAAGATCACCTTGTGAAACAACTGAACCAGCAACATTTACAGTAATATTTCCGCCATTTGATGTTGTGTTTTTAGCAATGTTTCCATTTCCAGCAGATGCTAGCAATGAAATAGTTGGACTTGATATACCAAGTTTTTGTTGCTTGATCTGATTTTTTCTAATTGCTTCAAGAGTAACCGGATCAGTTTCTTTAAGTCCTTTTAGTCCAAACTTGTTTTGTAATTGCAATAATAATGCTGATGCTTTTGCAGCTCCTGTTGTTGCGCCGGCAAGACCTTTTGTGGCACCTGTCATGCCTTCAATGCCTTTGGTGTAATCTGAAGCTGTTGTTGTAAAACCTTTTGCATTGTAATCAAACTTACCTAATGAGTCCGCTGCCTTATCTGAATCTTTATTAAACTTATTTGCTGCAATACCCATTCCAATTAAAGCAACACCAAAGGCAGCTGCACCAGCTGCGGCTGAAAGACCACCTGTTGCTAATGCAGTTGCAGCTGCAGAAGCAAGTGAAACTGTGCGAAGTGCCTTCATAACTTTAATGATTGCTTGAATTCCAGTAATTAAAGCTGTGACTGCACCTGCAACTTTAGCACCCATAAATGCAGCAATAATAACTGCACCAAGAGTTGCAAATACTTTAATATTACGAGCGACAAAACTAAACATGTCGTACATTAACTTAGCAAATGCTATGCCATAGGCAATAGAAGTCTTAAATCCTGCTGCAATCTTATCGCCATTTTCATCTACAAACTTCTGGATAGCAGGAATGGCTTTGTTAATAATTAGATCGGCAAATGATTTTAGCTGTGGTATTAACTTATAACCTAAAGACTCAGATGCTTCACCAAATGCAAGTTTAATTCTTTCCATTTGTCCAGCAAATGTATTGGCTGCCGCAGCTGCAGCTCCTTTTGTTTCACCAGAGATCTCACGCATTGCTGCTGCAAAGTCTTTTGATTTAACGGTTGCTGCAGAAATCTGAGGGAATAACTTTTTAAGTGCGCCAATATTGCCACCATAAGCTTTAGCAACAAGTTTAGAAGCAGTACCTAAATCAATGGTTTTTGCTCTTGCAATATCCATTGAAACGCCAACTAAAGTCTGAGCTTTTCCTACATCACCTGTTACAGCAGCTAGTCCAGCAAGTGCAGGACGAAGTTCGTCATCAGCAAAGCCAAACTCTGCTTGCATTGCGCCAATATACTTTTCAGTTGATGCTATAAGTGAGTCGGTTGCGCCTACTGTGTTTTTAAGAGAATTAGCCAAAAGTACCTGCGACTTTTGATCTTCCATTGCTGCTTTAACAGCATCATAGCCAATCTTTGCGGCAAAAGCTCCTGCGGCAATTGCAGCAATTCCAAACTTCTTTGCAGTTCTATTAGCAAAATCACCAAACTTCTTTTCCATCTTACTAATATCTTTGACTGCGGCCTTTGTGCCTTTATCAGAATACTGAGTAAGAATGCGGGCGACTACTGCACCAACTGCCATTTTAGTCTACCTTTCCCGCTGAATTAAGATGGTTTTGTAACTCACGTTTTGCTTCTTCTAAAGCTTTTTCTACTACTTTTTCAATGCGTGGTCTTTCTTTGTCTACAACTTTCCAAACAAGACGAGAAGCTTTGCCAAACCAATTGAGTCTTTCAATAAATGATCCACTCTTTTTATTACGTCCTGAAAGTTCAAATACTTTACCAGCATCAGAAGTATTAAGCAAAGCGCCAGCGTTAGTTGTGTAATCTTTGCGAGTACGTCTCTGTGCTTTTGACACAGTGATTCCAGCTTTAATTGTATTTGGATCCCAAGCTGGCCAACCAGCACCGCCCCAAGTTCGTCCGCTTACTGCTGCTGTTGGTCTCCAATTGCGCATTGGAGTATTTGTTGTTCTACTTTGAATACTATCAACTAAACGATGAGCAGCACTTTCGGCGTTATTCAACTCAGTATTAACTATTTTGTTAAACTTAGCAACAGCCTTCTTATCAAACTCTTTAAGAGCTCGAATAGTTGGCTCGATGCCTGTTAAAATGATCCGTGTGTCTTCTTCCAATTATTTACCTTTTGCTCGCTCTTTAAGATAAATAGTAATGGCCTCAAGTATTCCTTCAGGCGCATCTATTAGATCTATGGGTGAAATACCGGTTTCCACCGAGATAGCCGCTACGTTGTAGGTTAGGCTGTCTCGGTGGATCCGAAAGAATCATCTGAGTCCAATTCAGCAGTTGCAATTGTATCTAAGAATTCCGGACCAAATGGTTTTACCACAACTCCATTGGATTGCATACACTTCCATGCTAACCAATAAACGTGTTCAATCTTTTGTTCTTCACCAAGCAACTTAGGCATTCCTTTGCCATATTGCTGCTCAAATGCAACAATGACGCGAGGAGTTAGTTTGTAAGTAACTTCATTGCCATCAATTGTTTTTACTTTGATTCCAAGACCATCCATGATTTTCCCCCTATTAGATTATGCTGTTGTTTTTGTGATTACTCCGCTGATCGGCCATGTGACCGATGCGGTTGCTAGTTCTCCGACTGCTCCATTAAGTGGAGTCCATTCAGAAACCAAAGCGCTAAAACTGTATGCTGGGTTTGCAGTAGTTACTGCTCCTGCAACTGGTTTAACAGTTATTGATACTGCTGTACCTAGAGTTGGGTAGATAACTGATTCTAATGCACTTGCAGCAAAGTCTTGATTAAACTCTAATGCCACACTGTTATCAGCAAGACCAGCAACTCGTGTGCGTGCAGTGTTACCAAAAGCTGTAGTTTCAACAACATCGTAAGTTGATCCTAAAGTCACTGAAGTAACATAACTGGAAATATCGGTTGCGCCGAAAGTTACTACAACGTTAGTTAAAACTATACGGGCCATTTATGCTACCGCCTTTGAGATTGCACCATCAATTGTCCAAGTAACTGATGCAGTGGCAAGTTCACCAACAGCGCCATTTAGAGGAGTCCATTCTGAAACCAAAGCATTAAATGAATATGCTGGGTTTGTTGCAGAAGTTGTTGCGCCATTTGGCTTAACTACTACTGCTGTTGGAGCAGCACCTACAAGAGGATAAATTGTTGCTTCTACACTTGATGCAGCATAGTCTTGATGAAATTCAAGTGCTACAGAGTTGTCAAACAAACCACTTATTCTTGTCCGTGCTGTTGCACCAAATGCTGTTGTTTCGACAACATCTGTATTTGTTGTTAGCGTAACGCTAGCAATATGATCTGAAAGATTTACGCCATTGATTGTGATGTACGCGTTTGTGAGGACTATCCGGGCCATTATTCGGCTCCTTCTGCTTGTGTTTTAACGGGGCTATTGCTTGATAGGTGCCCACCGCTGACAAGCGCAGCGATATTGAGTCCAGCTTCTAGCAATTCTTTTTCAGCAACTTGGTCGCCTTTTTTCTTTGCAGACATTACAAAAATATCTGACATAATTGTATATTGCATTATACTCCATCTCCATATATTGTTACTTGGTATCGGTATGATAGGTATTCAACATCAGCAGTTTGGTATACTCCTGATTGAGCGGCAGTAACTCTAAGTGTATCAACAACTCCACCAAGAGTACGATCTGATTCAATTGCTGCTTTTATTGAATAATCACCTGAACCAGAAAGATATTGATCAAGTTTATCTTGACCTGTTCGCTCTGAGAATCTTTGGACAATAACCATTACGTCTACACTTGCAGAGTCTAAACCTCTAGCGTTGTTGAGATCAAACACAAGATCTAGTTGACCAATTATTGCGCATGGTGGAACAATTACATCAGGTACTAGATCATAAACTCTAAGACCTTCAATTGACTGAAGATTGGCTTTTAATCCATCTCGGACTTTGCTTGGTTGCATTAGTATGCAACTCCGTTTAACTTCTTAAGTGGACGGATCAATGCTTCGACATCTGGATCTAATCTAGATGTCAATCTTACGGTTCCCATATCAACAGAACCGGCAACTCCAAATGGTGATTGCTTGCGGATAAACAGTCTAGATGCTTGTAAACGTGCGGCTAAATTGATCTCTGCAGGTACCGCAGACCATCCCCATACTCCTGTTACTTTTACAGTTTGAGGATACAAACGAGGGAAAAGGTATCGATCAACGGCTAAAATTCGTGTGTAAGGCCAACCTCTACGTGGGTTGTTAATTGGTTCTACCATATAATCTGTTGCAGCCCAAATGGTTGTATAACTTTGGTCAAAGTTTTCATCAGTTGCAATTTGAGTTAGTGAAACAAAGTCATCAAGGTTGCAAATCCACCAATCATTTGGTGTGTAATAACGAACTACAGGCGCGGCAGTTGTGCCGTCTTTATAAAAAAATCTACCAGTGTAGTCATCAATCATTCTGCATGCAGCAACAATTGCAGCTTCTATAGCTAGATCGTCATTGATGTCCTCGATCGCAAGAGCATTCTTGACATCCGACAGGGTGCAATAGGCGTTTGTTAGTGCCATGCTTTATCCTTTTCTCTAATTTAGGCTGCATTGCTCGTTCTAAATCGGGCAAGGCTGTTGCTGTTTGTTTTTTCTTAAATATTTTCATTACTTTGCCGTTCAGTATGATGGCCTTCATGTAACCAGTACCTTTTCTGATGCGGCAATATGGCACCTGTATTGGCATAAATAGGGAAACCTAAATGCTTGATTTTACGGCAGAATAGCAAGTCTTCACTTACCCACTCACCATTTATAGGTCCGTCCCAAAACCAACACCAGTTTGTGCCTTGGTTTGGATCTGCTGTCTCACGCATTTTCTCAAGTACACTACGGTGGACTAGTATGCAACCAGTACCAGCAGCATCAATCTCAAAGACTGCATTACGTTTGTAGTCATTTATAGGCGCAAAGCCTTTAGTAGTATCATTAAAGATCAATGGAACAGGAACAGGATATAGGTTCTCATTTGCATCCCAAGCTGCAAAATAAAGTCCTGCTACAACTGGTCTGTCTTTATCATGAGCAGTTTCAATTAACTTATCAAATGCTTGCACATTTAATTGCTCATCAGTGTCTATCATTAGCAACCAATCAGACTTTGTGTTATCTAAAAAGGTTGCAACTACACGGTTACGTAATTTACTTAATAAACCAGATCCTTCAATTCTTATAAATGGACCTAATCTTGAACTTCGAGCTTGTGTCAATTGAATCATTGTATATGCCCAAGCAGCATTAACTGAACCTGGATCACATGCTCCAATTGAAACTTTATGCGATGATTTCATATTTACCCCCATTAAAGGTGTAGAGCCGATAAGTCGGGGGAGTCTTACCGGCTCTACACTATTGTTCTAAGCTTTGCTTAGAATGTTGGTGCTACCAAACCTGTGCCTGAGATAATCGAGGCAGCTAGAGGGTAACGACCTGCTGAAAACGCTGCATAGCCATAGACAACAGACTTAATTGTCAATGTGCTTGCACCAGTTGCATCAAAGTTAAGCGCAAATGGTGATCCTGTCTGCTCCCAAAGGTGCATTTCAGGTGCTGCAACGCAATAGATTTTGTCCTGATTTGTTGCTGCGCCGAAAGTTGTTCCAACGCTTGCATCAGTAACAATTGGTAGACCCATCAATGAGTAACCTGAGTTACCGTATGATGAAGCTCCTGCGCCTGCTGCCATTGTGTTTACTGGTCCGCTTGCGTTTGGAACTACCAAAGGACGGTTTTGTGAATCAACTGCAGCTAATAGATAAGCTAGGCGGCGTGGGTGCATGACCCAATGTGTTGGATTCTGAAACGCGTTTGTCTGGATTTGCTGTACTGCATCAGCAAGCTTTGGATACAGAAGTTGAACTGTAGGAGCTGTTGATGTATAAGTGATTGCATTTCCACCTGAACCATCAAGACCAAGAATTGTGCCAGATGTACCAGCACCATTGATGCATTGATTGTCAAGTGTTGTGTGCCATGAACGAATTAGGTCTGCAAGAATAAATGTATCAATTCCTGTACCGCGCTCGATTGCTTGGCGAGATATGTCTTGCTGTCCTGCAATTGTACGCACGTTAATAGTGAGTAGTGTATCATCAGCATCAGTTTCTGAAACAGCAGAGTTTTCTGTTGCTTGAACTGCAGTTGATGTACCTGTTGTCATGCGGCTGATGTTTAATGTCATTCCGCTTGCAGGTAGTACGTGCTTGTTTGTTGCAGCATCCAAAAATGGACGACCAGCACGTGCAAGTGGTGCAGCTAGATCTGTAAGGTATTGTGGTACAACCAAACCTTCAAACGCAGCTGTTCCAACATCGCGACGCTCAATTGCTTCTTCTTTCATGTGACGAGCAAGACGCTCGTTTGCACTGAAATCATTCTTAAATGATGCGTTATATGCATCTTTTACGAATGAAGCATCAGAGTTTACTGAATAAGTGCGAGGTTCAGAGATGACGCGTGCGCCACCTGCTGGAGTTGCAACTGGTGCAACTGCTGCACGTACTTCTGCAGCCTTAGCGTCTGCATCAGCTTGTGTCTTTAGTTTTTCGATTTTTGTATCGAGTGAACGTGACTCTTCTACAAGAGCGTCAACCTTCTCGGTCTCCTCTGCAGTTAGATCTGTACGGTTCTCTGCGGCAACTGCCTCAAGAACTGCGTCCATTTCTGTTTTAACTGCATCACGGCGCTCGATTACTTTGTCAAGGTATGACATTGTATTCTGCTCCTTATGAGTTTAATCGAGGTGGTGGCGATAAGCATCACGGCGCTTTTGGGGTGTGAGTCTCGCTCCGACTTCGGTATCTGTTAACTATTTGCTAACAGAATATTATTTTGTGTTGTTTACTATTGCTTTTGCTAGACGAAGAGATATAGATCTTGGTACAGAAACTTCTTCAATTAAGTCTTTGTCTTCTTCATCTTCCATATAATTAGAATCTTCCATATCGTCTGCTGCAACTACTTCTTGATTTCCTAGTAATTGAGCCATTAGTTCTACTGACTTCATTACATAGTCATGGCCTTCACTTAGATCTTCAAAAATGCTTTTTAGAACTAGTAAAGAATCTCCAGATATTTCTCGTCCTTCTTTGACAGCATCAATAGCATTTTTTAGATGTTCACGGGCTTCAACTGATGTTGCTGGATAAGCTGGATAAGTAACTACTGAGACATCTCCATCGGCTAATGATACTTCAGTCAAAACACGCATAGTGCGGTCTTCATTCCACTTTTGTCTAATTACACGGAACGCAAAACTCATCTGATCTACGTCGCCTCTAGCAATTAAAGCATATAGATCTTTTGCTTCTTGTGTGTCTGCTAGTTCAGCATCAAATCTTAATCCAATATTATCTTCAGTTAAAGTCATAGTACCATTTTTAGTACGAGCTAATGGAAGTCCTTCATGGTTAACTAACAATCTTACATCTGGTATCTCAGTTAGTGTTTTTCTAAATGCACCTTGGGCGATAGTCTCTGTAAAAGGAAGTGGTACGCTAGGACTATCAAACTTTGCTGCATATCCTGACAAGCGTAGCTTTCCATCGTCATCTGCCCGAGTTTCAACATCTTGCACAGTATATGTGCGCCGTTCGATTTTTTTCATTTTGCTCCTTGAGTCTTTCTCTTCATTCAACACTACTCCACCTCGTATGCCGCTTTGGGATCCGTTGGATCAATTGTTGAAATTGGTTGCAACTGATTTGAAGGCAAACCTGTGTGATTCATATCAGGTAAACCAACAGCTTCAATTACTGATTTTGGATCAAAACCTACTTGAATTAACTTGGCTGCAATGTCGGCACGTAGGTTTAAGCCAACATCTTTTGCGTCTGCTGCATCAATATTTTGCAGTGGAACTCTGTATTGATCTCCAGACTCTCCAAGAGGTGCAAGATCTTCTACATAACGAACATCGTTTAGGCTTAGGAAACCTTCTCGTAAACCTTTTGTGTAGGCATCATAACGTTCTAATGTTGTTCCACGTAGCAATGCATCTAGGTTGAACTTAATAAATCCATCTGATTCAGGAAGTAAAGGTGAAAGTGCTTGTTCTAGTCTTTCAAGTAAAGGACGCAAAGAATGTTGAACAAAAGACAAGTTCTGAGCTTCGACAGATGCAAATGACATTGCTCCAGCAACAGGGTGACCAAGTAAAGATACAGGTACACGGAATAATCTAGCAATTTCTTCTACACCAAATCTACGTACTTCTAGAAGTTGTGCATCAGCGGCATTAAGAGTAAGTGGCTTAAATGTTGCTCCACTAGTTAGAATTCCAAGTTTTCCAGCACGGTAAGGTCCTGTATGTGACATATTCCAATTTCGCGCAATGTCAGCAGCCTGTTCTTCAGTCATTTCACCTGGAGATTCAATAACTCCACCAGGATTTGCTGCATTTCCAAAGTAACTTGCTGCATAAACTTCCGCGGCCATAGCAGAACCTAAAGTTATACGAGCGGCTGCTATCGGACCAAGTCCAAGTAACTGTCCAGGTAATCTAAACATGGGAATATGTAGCATTTCATTCTTTGTTAAAACCATTGTTTTTACTGACATCGGATCAAAAGGTTGTACGTTGTCATAGAACTGATTTACTGGATCTTGTGCGTTTTGAGCAAGAGTAACTATATACTCAATCTCGCCCATCGGATCTGGGCGGCGAATACGAACTTGCAGTGGGTTTATACAGTAAAGTTCTTGAACATCGCCCATGTCGTCACGTACGGTCAATATGAATGCATTACCATGAAGGTTTAGAGATGAGATTACTTGCTCGTAGAACTCTAAACGAGTTGAGTCTGGATTTGGTTTGTTAATCCAAGCAGGTAATTCACCATACACAGATGCATAATTTATTCTAGAACGACCACGACGGACATAAGCAGATAATGGAAGAGAACTAATAGTGTCACCTAATAGTCGTACACAAGCATAAACTGTTGACATACGAATTGCTGTATCAGAGTTTACTTCTACTCCAGCTGGAGTTGCATACAAAGCACGACCAGGTAGAAACGGTTCTAAAAATTGGTTGTTAGTCCGTTTTTCTCCTGATTTACGCAGTCTATTCGATAGACTCATTTAGTTGCCTTTCATCGTGGGTACTTCTTTATAAAAAGTTAAATTTTCTTTAAGTCTATCAATCCAAGGTGCTAGTTCGACAGCTTTCTTGCCGTGCTCTAGTGCTTCTTCTACTTTGTCCATATTGTAGCATGCGATTGCAATTAGATCATGAGGCAAGTATCCCCACGCATCTGATTCTACAAGATATTCTAAAGGTTGTTCCGTAATTCTTAGCGCAGCATGAGCATTTGCATAACAGTCCAACCAGAGACTCTTTGAATAGTAATACTGAGCAAGATCAACTCTAGGTTCTCGGCTATTAGGAGATTCTGCAATTGCTTTAAGCAGCCAAGATTCTCTTTCTGACTCTTCCATCTTAGCCAAATATCTCATTGAGGCTGCTCGCTCAGGTTTCCACTGAGCTTTAGGAAGACTTAAATGACGCTTAAACTCTTTAATTGCTTCTGTCCATTTGTTATGAAAGAACAATTCTCTTGCATTATAAAAACAGTTTCGATCATCTGTTGGATCTTCTTTTACAGATTGAGCAAGCAACTCAAAGTATTGACCTCGAGATTTAGTCTCATCTGGATAATGATGTATCTCTAACTTTGTCCATGCTTGCACTTCATTGGTCGTGCAAGTTAAAACTTCATGTACAGGGTGTTTCCACCTATAGTTTTTCCTAGAATGGATCTTGTCTCCGCCGTAAGTCAGACCAGGAGATCCATCTGGGTTCCATGACCAAGTGTATTTGTATCTTGGGCGGGTAACTTGCTGGTCTAATAACTCCAGCTCTTGACGCCAGCCAGGCTGTAGCTCCTCGTCCATGTCAAGTGCTATGCAGTAATCAACGTCAAGCGGGAGTGCCGCAAGTGCTGCATTCCGTGCATCATCAAAGCGCCAAGGCCCAACGGCGATTTTGATGACGTTGATGCCAAGGTTCTCGGCGTATTTAATTGTTAGATCTGTAGAGCCAGTGTCCGCTATGAGCAGGTAGTCTGCCTCTTTTGCGCTTTTGTGCCAGCGTTCGACAAAGGCTTGTTCATTGAGTGCGATTGTGTAAACTGCGATCTTCATTGGTCCCCCGACCTTGTTTACAGAAGTGACTTGCCCCAGTCTGGGTTGTCACGATTTAAGTACTCCTGATAGTCTGAGTTGGTTTCATCAATAGGAATAAAAGAAGCTGTTCCGTCATCATTTATTCTTTTAATAAATAAATTACCTTCGTTTGTTGTATATTCTTCGTATGTCATATTTCGGCACTCACTTCAATATAGGCTGTTTGATTTCCTGCTGCACTTACCAAAACGGCTTGATTGGCTGCAAACTCTCCAGTTTTTACAACATCAACTGAAGTAGAATTGCGGCCAACTTCAGCAGTTGCAATTGATGTAAATGATGTTCCGTATGATTTTTGAAAAGTTGATGCCGCTGTAAAAGTCAATGTTGGTGTAGCGCGCACGGAAACGGGGTATTGAAACATAAAGCGCGCATTATTGGCATCTACGGCGTGACCCATGCCAAAAGGCATATAATTTCCACTTGCAGTTGCTGCGGTATAACGCCAGTAATAGCGCTGACAGGCAGCCAGCTCACCAGCCAAAGTGCCGCCAGCGCGAGAAAACGGCGTTGCGGCAGAACCAACTTCAATCTGTATAGCGGCAATCTCTAGATACACGTTGGCACCACCAGCTTGAGTATAAAGAATCTCTAACTCGAACAGGTTTGCGCTGTTTGTAGATGTTGTAGTTGTGACGTTAAAGGAGTACGAGAACTTGGTGAATGTAGATGAGTTAAGAGATGCATTGCTTATGGTTGACGACACAATCCCGTCATACTGAGTGCCATATCTTGTAGCTCTTGTGCCAATATCAACCGTAACGTTGGACGTTAACGCTGAGCCTTTTCGCAAGTAACCACTTAAAGTTACAGTTTTGCCAACACAACTTAAGGCACCCTCAGGTACTGAAACCATGACCACACGTTGCGAAGCACCAGCGCTCTTTTCGACACGCATGCAATAGTTAACGCCTAGACCCTGAGCTGCGATGTTCTGTTGTGTGATGTTGACCGTTCCGATTGAATCGGTCACTGCAATCCATTGGTCAGCAGTGTAAGTTGAATGAGAGACAGCGTTCAATGTGGTGCCTCTTTGCCAAATGTCAAAGCCACCGTTGATCTGGAAGTTCTTACCCGCCACAAACGGTGCCACCGCCCCGCCCGAGTTGTCTTGGGTATCAGCTGTGTCTCTAGCACGTGTCATTGGTTGATCTCCCAAGTTAGTGTTTCTTCATTCCAAGAATAAAGTGCGCCGTCTATTGGCATTGGAGTTGGAGCTTCCCAGTTGTAGTTAACGTCTAAAACCCACGAAGGCCACGGTTTCGGTGCAATGAATTGATCAACGCTTGCATCATAAGTGTCGCCGATATTGCACTTTTTATCCGTTACATCTACCCATTCTGAAGCTGGTTGCCAATCTTCAGCGGCAACCGACATGTTTACAACTAAGTTGTTATCCAATAGAGCGTAACTTTTCACGCAGCGTACCTCACAATAACTAATCCTTGGTAGCCATTTCCACCTGCGCCTGAAGTTCCTGAACTTGGTTGTCCACTTCCACCGCCGCCTGAACCAAACGAAACTGCGCTGC